TTGCATTTTCTCCTCCAACATTTTCTACTATTATTCTTTTTCTTTGATTTGTTTTCCACAACAAAGAATCCTCTGGCGTCGCCATAGTAACAAACTCTTTCATTAGTATTTCGGCAGGAAGCGTCGGAGACGGAGTAGCATTATTAATCAGCTTCTGACTACTTAAATTTATAGGAAATTCTTCAAATTTAGCAGTAATACTATGATTATTTTTATAGTTGTATGTGTGGTTCCATTCCTGGCAAACAAAATTTTTCTTGAATTCGTAAGGAGCCGGAGGACAAAATTGAAACGGCATTGCTCCATAGTGCTGCTCAAGAAAATGCAATATAGCATACGCTTCTTCATCACTTCTATTATTAAATTGCAAATTTAATTCCAAAAGACTTTCATTTATTCCGTCTCTGTAAACTTGATTGTATCCTCCTCCAAGAGTCATATTTAATAGTCTAGGATTTTGAGTGACCTCAAGCCCCAAAGAAGGATTCCAAAAGAATTCTCTTGTCCAAACATGAGAATTTACCTCCTTAAAGTCTCCATATTCTCTTGTCCATTCTTGAGCTTCCTCTATAGGAGGGTTGCCCAAAGAAAACTGCGTTCCGTCTCCGGTATGACAATAATAATATTGATGACTACCTGTTTCAAAAACCACATCATTTAGAGAATAACTCTGATTTTCATCGTAATCTCCAGGATGTTTAGTAAACAATTCCTCAGACTTTCTTAATAAAGAAGTATTAAAGTTTGTTAATGTAATATTTAAATCATTACTATTTTCAAAATTTAATGAATGAGAAAAATTAGAACAATAAAAATCTTTTGATTGATTAGACAAAGAATCGTATGGATGAAATGTCGCATTTCCATCCCACTTGAAACCAGATATACCCTGATTGTATTTTAATGTTACCCCTGGAGAATCTTTTTCGTGTTGTCCTTGATGATTTTCAAGGAAATGCATGATGGCATTTGCTTCTCGATTGGTTCTATTTTTAAATTGCAAGTCTGCTTGAAAACTTAATGCATTTACGCTTTTTGGCTGTAAAGTATAATAACCATTTCCATATTCATATTTATAATTATTAGCTTTAAAGCTAACTGAAGAGCCATAGTCTGCATCAAAAAAGAAAGAGTCTTTAGACCAAAAAGTGTTATCAGAAGATAAATCTTGAACAATAGACTTTATACTTATAAAATTATCAGAAGGACGCTCGGTTACTTCTATTTTTGTGTTCTCGTCTACGCCTTGTATTTGTATTCTTGTAACCTGACCATCACTTCTTCTTGTGGTCAAAGTTTCCGTAACCAATGCAGGAGCAACAAAAGAAACATCCAGAATCTCAGTAGAAAAATCCGACAACAATCCGTACCATCTTTGCGAGCCATAATTGTAAACTATAGCGGCATACTTAGCGTCATGAGATTTTTGCCAATGAATCCAATTATCTACAGGCCCAAACCTACTAGATGAGTTAGGTCTAGCTCCATCAATGAACATGAAACTATCTCTTGTAGGAACCATTGACCCAAGACTATTTGTGCTTGTAAATATCCAATTGCCAAGATCAGAAGTATCCTGAGAACTTCCTTCTTCCCCAACCCAAAACCAAATTGATTCGTCTATTGCATGTGGAGACACAAATATCCACCCCAGCAAAAGATGATATATCCACCCTTCCGCAGTTCCTTGAGGAACATAATAATTTCTCGCGTCAAGCTCTTGATTGGTCCCCTTGTTGGCATAAATAAACCAATCAGACTGCCTAAAGCCAGGCAAAGCTAAATCAGTTGAATCTAAAGCTCCATCAACAGTTCCATCGGAAGATTGAGAATATATTTCATCTTCTTTGAGCTTTAGACTAATATCTCTTTCAACTTGTAATACATTATAATATCCATCAGCATTATTAATTGTGCCTGTTAAATGTATAGTGTGTCCAGGTTCTACTTGATTATTGAGAGTTGTTAATTCATTAATTTCGTCGTGAATGTAATGAGTCGGAAGTCCATTTGCTCCTTGCGGACCATCAGGTTCAATATAAAATCGGTTAGCTCCTTCCATAATTGCGCTACCACCATATTGCATATCTTCTTTTGCATAATAAAATCTAGAATCTCCTGTGTTATATACGAAATCAAACTTCTTATAACTAACGCCAGTTTCAAATATTCCGCTATAGTTAGTTACATTAGTTATATGTTCAGGCCCATTCACTTAACAACCCCCCTTATGACAATATTACTTCTTGCATGATTTCCTTCGGATATAGACATTGATTGAGATTGAACCTTCCCTTCGCAACTAAACTTTGCTATTTGATCTCCCTCAAGAGAGTAAAGAAATGCAGAGATTGTAGAGTCCTCAAGTCCGAAAGGAGTATTTCCATATTGATAATCTCCGTAAGCATTTAGAGAGGGAATCATTTCATTAGCCTGTACAGACATTTCTGACTCTATAGATTCTACGGATACTCTAAAAGGCATAGCTCCGTGAGCATTTGTATTGATTGAAGTATGCTCATTATCTCTTATATGATTATGGACTTTCCTTTCCACAGATATACTATAATTTAAATCGGCAATTTCAAACTGCCCAGAGATACTATCTTGCTCTACATCACTAGCCTTTAGCTCCCCAAAAGACTTCAAAGCATGAGCGAAATTCTTTTCTACATAAATCATTCTTCTATCAACAGCTTTTGTTATTGATCCATATATATCATATTTTGCTTTTGCCTTGATCACTTGAAAAGGAGCCAAACTAAAACCAAATGATCTTAAATACATATGATCAAAAGCATATCTTCCAACGAGGTTTGTATTTATAGGAGCCTCACTCATTCCAGCAGCAATATCAAACATTCTTGATATACTATTAGAATTTTCATCAGAAAATGTATCTGCATTAATTAAAAAACTAATATCCAACTGCCCTTTAATTGAAGCAGAAGGAGCAAACTTTACGAATTCTGTTTTTGCGCCAACCACGTTTAAATCTAAATCTCCATAAACTCTTTCTTTTTGCAGTGTTGGGCTCATAGAAAAATTTGCGCTAGTCACAAGAAGGTTTTTTCCACCGATCATAACCTTTCCATTTTCGAATCTAAGAAACGGCTTACTCATGATACAGGATTATGAAGGGTATCATAACCTTTATATGTTAAAGATATAGCCATCTCTCCTTCGACAGATGCATTTATTGATTCGGAAATTAATCTAACATTATGGCCAGTAAATGAATTCATCATGTCATCAGTTTTTGCATCTCTAATATTTATAACCACATTACTTTTTGGAGCAGATTGAATTCTATCTTTTATTTTTCTTATTTCATATTCATCAACAATCATTGTGAAATTTATATCTGTTTCTATGGGATACTGAGTGTCTACTTGAATAGGCTCCAAGTTTTTATGATCTGCTCTTTGATTATTATCCCAATTGCTAGATGTTCCTTTGGGAATGGCATATACAGGGTTCATGTTAATCGTTCTGCTAAAACTAAAATCGCTAATTGCATCGATTGCAAAATCATCTACATCAATAGATATACTTGATTGATCAGCAAACTGAATAGGAGGATGCTGATTAGTTGCAATATCATTATATGTAGCTTCAACAACAAAAGCGTTTTTACCCAAGCCCAAACTTTCTTCGCTAGAATAATACATTGACCTTCTTTCTCTTCTTCCGCGCTGCTCAAAATGACTTTTTCCAAATTCTGATTTTGTTTTGCTTTGAACAGGAACGAAAGATGTAAGCACGGGCCCTTCAGGATCGTAATCCCATAAATTATCTGTAGGCAAAGGATTGCCATTAGAATCTTCACTATTATAAAATCTAAGCAAGTCAGGATTATTATCAACATATGCTTCATAATCTTCTCGTTCATTTATAACTATTCGAGAATTATCATATAGTGAATTGTATGTATCTGCATCTATATCTAAAGTGCCCGCATTCCAATCGTCTTTTACATTTGCATTGTATCCAGGAAGGGCTATTACTGTATCAATTAAATCTCCATTTAAATTTGTATAATATACAAAGTCTCCATTATAAGGATAATTAGCAAAAGCTGTATTTATCTCAATTGTTTCTTCAGACAAAACATGCTGCCCCAACTCTCCAAAAACTCTAATATCAAGATCAATCGTAGGAATTTGCCCCACAGAGCATGAAACAGAATATCTGCTTACTCGGCCTTTTGTAAAGCCGAATCCCTTGGTGTCATTATCATATAAAATTGCTCCACTAATAAAGTCTTCATCGTAAGTATATTTGTCTATAGAATTTAATTCAACCAAGGGGTCTCTACTTACCATGTCCCTTGATATACTGAAATTACCCTCCAATGGAGATTCAATTAATGCGTCCACAAATCCAACACCAGCGATTCTTAAAGGTTGCTCGCTAATTCCATAGCTTCCGTTTACATCTTGTACCCCAGAAAGAGCAAATCCATTGAGCACGATTTTTTGTTCGTAATTGGAATAACTCATTTTTAGTCATTCAATAATCCGCCAGGCCTTTGCTCTTCAACTATTACCGCAACAACTTGCTGTTTGATTTTTTGAGCGAGCAGTTGATTTTGATCATCGCTTTGCTCTTTTTGATCGGGATCACCGCTTGATTGAGATTCTTGAGATTTTTCTTGACCCTTTTCAACGTTAACTGAAATATTTATATTGTTTGTGTTTCCACCTAAAGATGAACTTTCCGATTCATCCATCTTGGAAACTTCTCCTCCATTAAAAAATCTACCTGCATTAATTTGATCAAGCATTGGCTTGCCAAGTTGTCTGGCGCTACTGGCTTTTATTACGTACTCTCCTTCGCTAAGCATGGCGGGAATTTGGTCGATACCAGATTTTCCATTAATCATTCCGCCGCCAGCGTATTTACCTATTTTGCCACCTCTCGATTCGAATTGAAAGCGAGGTTCGTATTGAAAGGGAGAATTAAAGTCCCCAAAATTCTGGGATTGCATTTGAGGCATCTGAGAGATTCCTCCTGTTGAATTAATTACGTCGTAAGACCCGCCCAAACCTTCTAATCCTGGAGATTTTGAAACTCCGTCTGCGTGCTTGGTAGAAACATTATCGCTAAATCCTCCACTCATTGCATGATTAACCAGCCCCATTCCTACAATAGAAAGGCCCAGTCCCAAACGCTCTCTTCTTTTTTGTTTTTTCCTTTCTGCTTCTGCTTTTGCTTTTCTTATGGCTTCTCTTCTATCCGAAACAACTTGTTGTGCGTCTTCGGATGCCTCTCGAAGACCAAGGTTTCCTGATTGCCCGCTATAAAAGAATCCAGACATTTGTTTTTCTTTAAATTTACGATTTTGGATATTTCCACCTTTTCTGTATCCTGGAATTTTTCCCATTCCGTATTCTTGCATTGTGTCGCCACCCATAGAATAATTAGGAACTTTTCCTCTAGCATTTAAACTGTGCATAAATCCTCCTCCGTATTTTTTTGCAGCAGAACGACCCATAACATATTCACCGTTTGTTACCATAGCTGGTACATTCCCACCAGAAGAATATTTTCTTACTCCCCCGCCTTGAGAAAACCCCAAAGCAGAAACGGCTTGCATAGCTAATTTTTGCATCATTGCCTGCTGAATCATTTTAAGAAAACCAAGTCCGGCCTCTCTTAATGCGTCATCCAAATCCTTAGCTCCATTAATCGCTTCAATCATAGCATTAGAAAGTCCATTAGCAAATTGTTGAGGAATACTTTTTGTTAATTCGTAGTCCATGGTTTTAATTCGGTCTCGCATTTCATCCATTCCATCCTCAAATCCAAATCCAGCAGCGCCAGACCCAGTCATTCTTTCGCGCATTCTTTCTCGCGCAAGCATTTCTTCTTTTACTTTTTTTACATTTCCTTCGTTTAAAATATTTTGACGTTTTAGGCTTGTATTTGCTTCATCTATTTCGTCTGTCAAATCTTTAGATAATTTTGTTCTTTGCTCATCTAATGTTTTTAATTTTGCAAGTTCAGCCTCCATATCTTGTCGACTTGTTTCTCCACCACCCACAAGATCTTTAAATTCTTTATCAGAAAGTTTTTTATTGGCTCCCAACGCTGTTTGTATCGAAGACATCCTATCTCCTTCATTCGCTTTTTTAAACTCTCTTTCTCTTTGCTCTTTTACAATACTTGTTATGTCAAGATCATCTCCTGCCATTTTCATTATTTTAGCTTGCTCGTCTTCGTTGAATCCTACACCTAAAGCCTTTAACGCTTCTAAAGATTTACCTTTTCCTTGGGCTCGCATATCGGGAATAATTCTGTTATTCATATCAGCCCTATCTCTAGCAAGTTGCTCATCTGCAGAAATGTACCCAGTGCCTTTTATTTGCGCATCAGATATAGCTTTTTCTATAGCTCCACGCTCTGCATTAAATGCGGCTTTTCTATTAAACTCTTCAATTCTATCAGTCATATCATCCAGCAAAGTTTTTCTTTGAGCTAATACCATGTTGATAGATTTTTCATTTGCGGCCTGCTTTAACGATAGTTCATTTTGTTTTTGCAGTTTATCTATTGATCCATCATACAAAAGCAGTCTATTTTTAACTATTTTATTTGCTTCATCTTGACCAACACCTATTTTAGTCAAAATTTCTAATAATTTTTCGTTTTCCATTTTGGCTAAAGCAAGAGTCAGATCGGCTTTCGTGATATCGTCTGCCTTATCAACTTTCAATGTTTCTTGTACCTCCTTATCATTAAACATTTCATTTTTTAATGCACTTTCTAAAGATTTATTTTGTGCTACATCTTGAAGAATATTAGTTTTTAACGTTCCCGAGGCAACTAAACTTCCAGACTCAAAAGATTCTTTGGCTTTGTTCACAGCAAGAATATATTTGTTTCTTACTTTTTGTTCTTCGCTAATAAATTTGCCCATAAACGCGGCTTGCATTTTTGTTTGATTAGCCATGTTTGCATAGTTTGATTTTATATCCAACTGGGACAAAACAGTTGCCTGCTGAGCTTGAGCCATAGCATTTTGTATATTAAGCTGAAGAATTAATGCTTCAGAAGAATCTTTTACAGTTTTTTCTTGCTTTAGATATAGTTCTGCGATGCTAGCAAATAGAAGTTCTAATTGGCTGGGGTCTATATTATCCAATGCATTAATGATCTCCTTGCCCAATATAGGGCCTTCTTTGCCAAATACGTCTATACCCTTTTTATCGAGATCAAATTCTACGTTTTCAGACCCAGATAGTATACTTTTAAGTATTGATTTCCTGTTTCCGCTTCTGTCTAAAAATTGTTTAGCTTTGTCTTGAGCCGCATCACTGCCCGCATAAAGCTGAGAAAGTTTTCCAGGGTTTTTAGATGAATATTCTCCCTCAATATTATCCTGTCTTTTTAAAACCTCTTCGCTAAGACGATCCCTTGTTTCAGTTAATTTGCGCATCTCATCTCTTACCCGAACAACATCATTTTTTACATTAAAATTTTTCCCGCCAGGCAATTGAGAACTTAACCCCGCTATTTTTTCATTAAATTCTTTTAATTTTCTAACATACATCGAGTTTGCTTTTTCAATTTCAGTCCTCACAAGAGCGTCCTTCTTAGCGATTTTTAAAAACTGCTGAACTTCTGGTACATTAGTTCTATAAAAATCTTCTTCATCAAACTTTTTTTCGCCTTTTTGCAATTTTTTTCGAGTGGCTTCTGGTACAGAAAGCTTATACATTGATTCTCCAAAAGATTCGCCAGGGTTAGGTTTGTATGATCCAAATAAGTTTTCCAGAGATGCTTCTCCGAAGGCTGCTTTATTATTTTGAGAAGCTTGCATTATGGCTGAACCAAGAGCACTGTTTTCCGATTGTATTAAAGCTTTATTTTGCTCCCTAATATTTTCATTGATTGCATCAGTGTTTTGAGTTAATGCGTCTGTCGCTCCATACAAAGCTCCGCCTAAAGTTCCCGCGACTATTACCAATGGAGCTGCAGGGCCAAAAAATGGCGCAACCATTGCAGCCATCATTCCTCCTGAAGCGGCCCCTGTTAGTGCTCCTCCTCCTGCATATGAAACTGCCCCTGCTCCTGTTTGTCCAGGCCCATCTCCTTGAAGAAATCCTGCGACCATTGGAGCGCCCATCATAGCCATCATTCCGAAATTTCCACCAAAACCACCCCTAGCATTATTCATCATAGTAGAACCAATTCCACCTTTAAATCCAGCTTGTCTCATTGCTTCACGGGTTTCCTGTTTTTCGTAACCTAATTGCCTCATACCTTCGCTAGTTTGTTTTTTGCTAAATCCGAGCTGCTTCATGTCTTCAGCGCTTTCCCTTGCAGAGCTTGCGGTACCTCGAATAAGAACTAGTTCTCGTTTTTTTTCATAACTAAGAACGGTGCCCGATACTTTTTGCCATTTATCTAACAGATTACCTATTATTCTTGACGCTGAATCTGTAAAAGCATAATTTGGCACATATCCATTTGCTCCAAACACATCACGCAATCCATTTGGTTCGTCGGTGGTATTTGTAACTCCCAAGCCTAATGGATTTCCTTTGTTCATTAAAGCTTGATGAGAGCCAACGCGAATTTGAGAAACAGGAACGCCAGCTCCTTTTTCGCGATTAACTGCGTCTGCTAATGGATTTGCAAAATTTGGAACATGTCCATCAGCAGACAAAAAGTCTCCTAATCCTCCGGCAATCGATTTTGAATTTTTAGATAAAAACCCATAAGACTGCAAAGTCTTATTGGTCAGTCCTTGGCTCAATAAATATTTATTAAATCTCTTTTTTACGTCTGGAGGAAAATTCTTCCAGTGTCCGTATCTTGTTAATTGATGCTTAAAAGGACTATTTTTAATCATCTCGGCCATTTGAAATTTACTTTTTACGCCAAGCCCAAATCTTGCAAGCGTTGCAGCCGCATAATTTGGAATATGGCCATCAGACATCAAACCAGGCTGACCGCCTTTTGTCCCACCAAGTCTGATAGCACTTCTTCCAGTCATTTGTTGAGCCATTTTTAATTTCGGAGCACTGCCTTTCGCGCCCCTAAAAATTACTTCCTTGGCAATCTTAGAAGACATAGAAGCTTGAAGCTCTCTACCATCAGATATCTTATAATCACCACGAGGAGCCATGGGCCCAAATAGCTTTTTCAGTTCAGGAGTAGCCATTCTAACATCAAAATCACCACCCATATAATCCCGTTCGGTAGATTCGGTTTTGAGTCTTCTGGATAAAGCTTCTTCAAAAACTGCTCCATACAATCCGCTGATTGCCCCTTTAGCTCCGCTCCTACCACCCTCAGGCCCCAGAAATTTTTTCAGAATTTCTGAGCCCGAAGCCTCCGGAAGTTTCTCTATATTATTTCCTAAATTTAATTGATTAGCAATCTTTACAGTTTGATTTCCAATAACATCTCCTAGCTCAGATAAGGCCTTGGGGACAACTCTGCCTTGGTTATCTTTTGATGACTTAGCGTATCCGCCTCTTTTCACGCCCAACATATTAAACAATATTTTACTATTTATTTTTTGACCAAATACACTTTTGCCACCTTTAGCCGCAGGAGCAACACCCTTTCCTCCTCCAGATAATTTTCTACCAAACCCTTCAAAAGGAATAAGCATTGTTGCCACATGACGAGCATCAATTAACCCAGCATTAAAATTAGGCACGAATCCACTACCCGCATATGGATCAAATCCATGAACACTTCCAAATGCTTGTTGATAATTTTTGCCAGCTTTACTAGACAAAGGTGGCATAATTGCAGGTTGTTTCATGCCTGCAAAGTTTTTAACTTTTTCTGCGCTGTTATAAATAACCGAGCCTTGGCCAGGCATGTTCATTGTTCTTATATTACCTGCTGCATACCCTCCTTTTGCAGCTTGTTCTCGTTCCGCAAAGTTAGGAACGTGTCCGCCCGCTCTTCCTCCTCCGCTTCCCGATCTTCCCCTTGGCGCTAAATTCGCCCCAAATCCTTGACGATATAAAGTAGACGCAGCTTGTTTACTTACCGCATTTAAAACATTTGCTTCAGCAACCTGCGCCTTTAGTAAAGCTAATATAATTTTTTCTTTTTCTGTTCTAGATATATCGGTTCGTAACATTTCTTTACTTAATGCCGCGCTTTGTCCGAATAATCCAACCAAAGAAGTTTGTATAGCTTTTTGTTTTTGAGCCTCTGTAGTCACTCCAATCAATGAGGTCAAACTTTCTCGAGCATATTGAGCTGCTTTTAAAAATAGTTTACCAAATACAGCAACAATAACAACCAATCCAGGCCCAGTAATAATATTACCAAGACCCTTTAAAAATCCGTTTGCAAATTTACCTCCAGCACTTTCTCCGTCTCCCAATAAATTGTTCGCTCCTTCTGCAACACTTTTAACTACATTTAGAATTTTTTCCATTCCTGGAGCTAATGCAATTTCACCAATTTTTGCGCTTACTTCTTTGATTGCCAAACCAGTTTCTGTGGCCATTGCGGCCATGGTTAGTCTTAATTGTTCGTTTTTGGTTATAGCTTCATCTGTTGCGCCAGCAGAAATTTGTGTTGCATTTGCTAAAATACCATTTTGCTTTGCGGCATCACCCAACACAGCTTTTAAAACGTTGATTTGAAATACTCCACCAACGGTTTGCGCAATTTGAGCTTTTTGCGCTTCAGTTAAATTATCAAATGTATTTGCAAGATCAGTCAAAATTCTTTTTGCTCCTAAAGTATTACCTTCAACATCTCTTACTGCAATTCCTAAATTTTCTAATTGATTTAAAGTATCTGTTCTTCCGATACGAGTAAAAATTGTTTTAAAAGAGTTACCAATAACTTTACCGCCTCGAGCAGTTTGTTGCTGAGCAGCGGTAACCAAGCCAATTAGTTCATCAATATCTACTCCAGCTCCTCTTGCAGCTGCACCAGTACGAGCAATAGCATCAGCAAAGTCTTCTGCGCTAACAGCAAATTTAACATCTACAGCAGCAAACTTACTTACAAGCTCAGTTGTATCTTTTATTTGATTGCCATATGTATTCATGGCTGCGGTCAAAGATTTAACAGCATTGGCCGAATCCATCCCAGTCAAACGAGTGAGAATCAAAGCGTCTTTTGTACGCTTCAATGATTCTTCCATACTTAAACCTTGACGAGCATATTCTGTTGCTGCATCAGCCGCAATTTTGAATGCCTGGCCAGTTTCTTTTGCTACCGTAAAAAGCCCATCACTAAATCTTTCTAGATTTTGAGCGCTTAAACCCATCACAACATTGATGTCAGCCAATGCTTTTTCAACCTCCACAACATTTTTAACCATTCCCTTGAATGCATCAGCAACTCCATTAATAATCGCCATACTTGCTCCGAATGCAATAATACGAGCATTTGCAGCTTCCATCGATTTGCTGAACTCGTCTGCACTTCGACGCATATTTCCAAGAGGCTGAGTAGCTCCCTTGTCGTCCACAGTAATTTTTATTGGCGTTTTGCGAATTCTGTTAACAGCAGCCTGAACAGCCGCCTCAAGAGGAGCTGTATTACCGTTTACGTTTACATTTATAGCCATATTACCTTATTCCTAGTTCAAGGTAATAATACACCAAAATTATCCTACGCCATGTAATTTCATTAAATCTTCCATATTTAAAGTGCCGCCCTTTTTCTTGGCTTCTTCATGAAGACTAACCGCATTAGTTGGTCTTTCGACTCCAAGGTAATCATAATCTTCTTGTTTTGCGCCAACCAATGTACCACCATCGCCTTGACTCAGCTTGTCTTTGGCCTTATCTTTTTCTTCTCTTGAGCTGCTGCCAAATTCCAACAGCTTGGCTGGATCCTTACGAATACTATCGGGTATATTTTCATTCATATCAAATATATTCTTAAATACCCTAGTATAAACAATTAATCTTATTTGATTGTATGTTAAATCACAAAATGCTTTTCCATAAAATTGCATACTATCTTCAGCAAAACTTAAATATGGATTATAAAAATCTTCTAGTATTGTATATTGTATATTTTCTTCACTAAAGCCTTCAAATATTTCATTGTATTTATATACTACTTTTTTTATATCATGATTATCAAGCTCATCAAATTTATCTTCATTAAATAATGGTTCTTGTAATTTATCATCAGCAAAAAAACTTTTAATCATATAAAAATCATTTAATCTATCTTTTGCATATTTTTCACAAGTATTTCCGATCAAGCCAATTTTTTGAATTTGTTTGTCATTTAAAAGCTTTTGTTCTTTTTCGATTAGCGCAGCTTGCTTGTCAATTTCGCTTTTTAAAACAAGCTTGGTTTTGGCTTTTCGCAGGTTTTCCAAAAATAATTCTTTATCTTGAATAAATTTTTCATCCTTATCGGTCCATTGCCCCTCATCTTTTAGATATGCCAACATATCTTCCTCTGTTGGCACACCTTTTCGCAAAGCAATATTGAAATACTTTTCTTCTATTTCCTCAAGTTCTACTTGATCATGAGGAGTCAAGTGTTTGATGTATACGAAATCTTCTTCTAGCGTGGCAGTAGAAAATCCGCGAACTACATCTCTAAATATTTTTCTTCGCTTAACAGTTTCCACATATTATACCTTTCCTTCTTCTATGTCGCTGTCAAGTTTTTCAAAGTCTGCTCTAGAAACCGCACCAGAACTGTAGTACCAAAAACTATACAAGGCGGCAACTTTTCCGCCAATTAAATCGTAAATAACATCTCCGTCTTCTTCGAGCTCATAATATCTATCAAGCTTTTGCTCAAAGCTATTACCCTCAAACAAAGGAGACATCTTATCTTCATCTTCTTTTTGAATAAAAGTCAAGTATAATATATACCATTGAATAACTCTATTTTCTGCTCTAACATCTGCAGTATGATTAAATAAATTAGAATATGAAGTTTCAACATTAACAATATCTTTTCTTAAAACAGAAATCTCTCCCGCAATTTCCTGGATTCTTTGTTTGTCCTTTTCAGACTGCTTGTTTTTGATTTGAATTTTTTCGCTTTCCTGAGATAGCTCTCCATATCTGACATACATTTTTGTCAATTCTTTTGCATCATCTTCAGCCATCAAGCCTCCAGTATCACTATACTTCTTAGCAAGCATGGCTTTTGTTAAAATACCTTTCTTAATGCAGTTGCTCATTTCCACGCTAAATTCAAGCTCTGCGTCTTCGATTTGCCTGCGAGTGGGCTGTTTCATGATCACCCTATATGGAACTTCTTCTGTGACTTCTTTGGTTACAGAAACTTCCTCCATTTCTTTTGTTTCTGGATTTTCCAGACTCTGCGTCTCTGTGCGTTTAACTTTTTCTTCTCTATCAAAAGTAAAGCTATAAATTTCTCGAAGTTTTTTTCGAGTATCATCCATTGTTTCTGTTTTTTTTGCGACTGCTTCTGCCATAATAATTTTTATTTAAATGTGAATCCTATAGTATAATTATCTAATTCGCTTTCGATATTTCTAATTGTTTCGTTGCCAATATCTAAAGTTCTTTTTCTAAGATATTGTAATTTGTCCATATCGAAGTAATCAGCTTGATCGATAATAGGCTCACAGCCTTCTGGTAGATTCCTTTTTAATTTATTGAATTGAATCTGATGCTCATTATGCAAGTCTTCAAGCATAACGAGGAAACCCTTAAAAAGGGAAACCGTACTCCTTTGACAGGACTTTTTGAAAATACCTTCTGCGTCCATAAACCTTATACCTAATAGTCATATACACAAAAAAATTATTTAGTGTAAAACTATGCATGGCAGAATTTCTATCATCTTCTGAAAGAGCTAGCATAGCATCTAATTTACTCGATCTTCACGACACATTTGGAAGAGATATTATTGTATACAAAGAAGCGCAAAAAGTTATTATCAGCACAGACCCGAGTTACAACTATTTATATAATACTGCCAGCTCGCCAAACAAAACCATTGAAAACACTCCGGTCAAAAAGGTATTCAAGGCAAGAATTAGATACGACACAGATCGTTCCTTAGAATATTTTGGAGATACAGATGCTCAAGTGAAAGTTGCAAAGCCAGACGCAAATAGTCTTGTAAGAATAAAATTGAAGGTTGAAGATTATACATATATCAAAGACGCAAAAAGAGTTGAGCTTGACGGCAGAATGTTTCATGTAGAATCTGATCCTAGAGCTCATGGACTATTTGATGTGATACAATTTTACACCCTATACCTTAGACCTATCGAAGTTTAAAATATGGCAACTCGTCTCTCCAGATCGCTCAAAGCTTCAATCAACAAGCAGCTACAAAGAGATCCCCAAATTATGGCTCAAACAAGAGCTATTATTCGTGGTCAATTTGAAGTTTTGCATAAAAAAATGATGCAAGATTTTGAAAGTCATCCAGTT